ACTAGTATGCCTTACAAAGTTGTCGCCAAATATAGAAGTAATGAAATTAAACCTTTTGTATTTCCTAATATAATATCTAAAGTTTGTAAGGCTTATAATCAAGCACATATACTTAAAGAGGTAAACGATATAGGTCAACAAGTTGCAGAGGCCTTACAATTTGAAATAGAATATCCTAATATATTAATGACTACACAAAAAGGTCGTGCTGGTCAAATACTAGGTGCGATGTATAGTGGTCGTGGTTCATCTATAGGTGTTCGTATGACAAAGGCAATTAAGAAAGTAGGTTGTTCTAATTTAAAGACTTTGATAGAAGGAGATAAGATAGTTGTCAATGATTTTAACATCATTCAGGAGATGTCAACGTTTACCAAGAGAGGTCAAAGTTGGCAGGCCGAAGACGGATCAAATGATGACTTGATGATGTGTTTAGTTATCTTTGGTTGGTTATCTAATCAACCTTATTTCAAAGAGTTGACTAATACAAATGCACGTCAAAAAATGTACGAGGAACAACGAAATTTAATAGAGCAGGATATGGCGCCGTTCGGATTTGTAGACGATGGTGTGACTGATCCTGAAGATGAGGAAACAGTAGATGAATATGGTACTAGATGGTTTCCTGTCTCTAGAAAAGGGCAATAGTCTATTTCTAGGTTATTATAAATATCTGTACTGAATAGTTTAAATATGGGCGTAAGAAAACTTACGATTATGTGAGGTTTATAATTTAATAATTAGCTAATTAAGAGGAGAATAACCTATGGCATTTCAAGTATCACCAGGTGTTCTTGTACAGGAAAGAGACTTAACTAGAATCATTCCTGCTGTATCAACTTCAATAGGCGCTTTTGCTGGCGAGTTCAGAAAAGGTCCTTTAGATGAGATTACATCAATCTCTAGTGAACAAGAGTTAGTAAGTGTTTTTGGAAAACCTGATTCAAGTAATTTTGAAGCATTTTTTTCAGCTGCAAACTTCTTACAATACTCTAACGCATTAAGAGTAGTACGAGTACAAAATACTGGTTTAGTAAACGCTGTCACTTCAGGCACAGCCATTACTATCAAAAATACACAAGACTACCAGGATAATTATAATACTGGTCAGGCGTCAGTAGGAGAATGGGCTGCTAGAACAGCAGGAGTTTGGGGCAATGGCCTTAAAGTATCTGCTTGTCACTCAGCTACAGCTTTCCAAGAAGACGCAAAAACAACACTTAACGACTCAGCTATGGCAGTTGGCCATACTACAGTCACAGTGACATCAGGAACAGGTTTCAATGTAGGCGATCAGATTGAATTTTCAGTGAGCTCAGGTGGAACAGACTATGATGGTTACAAATACAAAATAACAGAGATCAATTCTAACAATTTAACTTTTGTTAGAGCTAGCACAGGACAAGGTGGTTTACATCAAGTACCAGCTAACGGTGCAAACGTAAGAAGATATTGGGAGTTTCACGATATAGTATCAGGTGCTCCAGGTACTTCTCCTTACGCTACATCAAAAGGTGGTGCAGATGATGAAATGCACGTTGTCGTAGTAGACGAAGACGGTGATATTTCTGGAACAAGAGGAACAATTCTTGAAGTATTTGATAAAGTATCAAAAGCTTCAGACGCAAAAACACCTCAAGGTGATTCAAACTATGTAAGAGACCAAATTTACAATAAGTCAAATTACATTTACTGGATGGATCATCATGCTTCAGGATCAAACCATGGTTCAACAGCTGCAGGAACAACGTTCACAGCAGTTAATACACCAAAAACTGATTCACTAATAAACGGTGCTAACGGTTCAGCTGCAACAGCTGGCCAAATAAGAGCTGCTTACGATAAATTTGCAGACGCAGAAACAGTTGACGTTGGTTTAATTATCGGCGGTAAATGTGACGCAACTCTTATTGATCACTTAATTACATTAGCGGAACAAAGAAAAGACGCTATTGCATTCGTATCTCCAGAGAGAGCAGATGTAGTAAACGTTGCTTCAAGTGTCACTCAAACACAAAACGTTGTAGGATTTATGAATAGTATTCGTTCATCTTCTTACGTAGTGTTAGACAGTGGTTACAAATACATGTACGACAGATACAATGACGTATACAGATTTGTACCTTTAAACGGTGACATGGCAGGTCTTTCTGCTAGAACTGATTTAATCGCAGACAGCTGGTTTTCTCCAGCAGGATTAAACAGAGGTGTTATCAGAGGCGCTGTTAAGTTAGCATACAATCCAAGTAAAGCACAAAGAGACGAATTGTACAAAGCGAGAATTAACCCAGTGGTTACATTCCCAGGTCAAGGTACAGTATTGTTTGGTGACAAAACTGGATTATCTGCTCCTTCAGCATTTGATAGAATCAATGTAAGAAGACTGTTTATTGTTTTAGAAAAGGCAATCTCAACTGCTTCTAAATTCCAATTGTTTGAGTTTAACGATGAGTTTACAAGAGCAAACTTTAGAAACATAGTAGAACCTTTTTTAAGAGAAGTACAAGGTAGACGAGGTATCACAGACTTTTTAGTAGTATGTGATGAAACTAACAACACAGGTGAAGTAATTGATAGAAACGAGTTTATAGCGGAGATTTTCATTAAACCTGCTAGAAGCATTAACTTTATCACTTTACAATTCATCGCAACACGAACAGGCGTCTCTTTTGAAGAGGTTGCAGGTTAATAGGGGAGAATAGAAAATGGCAAACATTAACGACTTCAAAGCTAAACTTGCAGGTGGTGGCGCTAGAGCCAATCAGTTTAAGGTAACAATGCCTTTTCCTGGTTACGCACAAGTTGGTGGAGAAATAGAAGACTTAGCATTTTTATGTACAGCTACATCTATACCAAGTATGGCCGTTGCAAATATCAACGTGCCTTTTAGAGGTAGAGCAATTAAAATTGCAGGTGACAGAACAATTCCGTCATGGAATATTACGGTACTAAACGATACAAATTTCAAATTAAGAAACGCATTTGAAAGATGGCAGAATGGTATCAATAATATGACTGACAACGAGGGATTAACTAATCCAGTTGATTACCAAGTTGACGCATTTGTAGATCATCTTGACAGAAATGGTAATAACATAAAATCGTATACTTTGAGAGGTTTATTTCCGACAGAGATCGGTGGTATTGATTTAAGTATGGGCGAAACGACAGAAATAGAAACTTTTGGCGTGACGTTTGAGTATCAATACTTTGAAACAAACACTACAACGTAATACACTTATTTGGAAGGCGGCCTAAAAACCGCCTTCTTAAAACTATTATAAGTAGTAAAAGGAAATAAAAGGAGTTTAATTATGGCAGAATTTTTTGGATTTAAGATTACAAGAGAAAAACCTAAATCCGATCCGAAACAAAGTTTTAGTACGCCTCAAGCCGAAGACGGCACACAAGTTGTAGCCGCTGGAGGGTACTTTGCGTCTCACCTTGACATGGAAGGGAACGCAAAAACTGAAGCGGATCTCATAAGAAGATATAGAGAAATATCAATACATCCTGAATGTGATATGGCCATTGAAGATATAATCAATGAAGCTATCGTTGCTAATGAAAACAGACAAGCAGTACAATTGAATACAAACAATGTACCTTATGGTAGGGATATAAGAAGAAAAATAGAAGACGAATTTTCTGAAGTATTAAGACTATTACAATTTAATACTAGAGGACATGACATCTTTAGAAGATGGTATGTAGATGGTAGAATATACTATCAAAAAATAATTGATACAGAAACAGGAAAGAAAGGTATTACAGAATTAAAATATCTTGATCCTCGGAAAATCAAAAAAATCAGAGAAGTAAGAAAGAGAAGACCTGACGGTGTGGCTCCATCGGCTACGAATTTAGTAGACGAAACTATGGAGTATTTTTTGTATAATGAAAGAGGTGTAGGTGGCGCTAGTTTACAAGGTATAAAAATCGCTGTAGATACTATCGCATTTTGTCCGTCTGGTATAATAGATCAGAATAAAAATATAATTTTATCATACTTACATAAAGCAATCAAACCAGTTAATCAATTAAGAATGATTGAAGACGCTGCTGTTATTTACAGAATAGCAAGAGCGCCTGAAAGAAGAATATTTAAAATTGATGTTGGTAATTTGCCTAAAATGAAAGCTGAACAATATTTAAGAGACGTTATGGCAAGATACAGAAACAAACTTGTATATGACGCAGCTACTGGTGAGATAAGAGACGATAGAAATTATATGTCAATGTTAGAAGACTTTTGGTTACCAAGTAGAGAGGGTGGTAGAGGTACAGATATTTCTACTTTACCAGGTGGTCAGAATTTAGGTGAGATTACAGATATAGAATACTTTAGAAGTAAACTATACAGATCACTAAACGTACCATCAAGTAGACTTGAAGCTTCTAGTGGATTTAATTTAGGAAGATCAACAGAAATAACTAGAGACGAATTAAAATTTACTAAATTTGTTCAAAGATTAAGAAAGAAATTTATTGAACTATTTAATGATATTTTAAGAACACAATTAATATTAAAACAGATCATAGCCGAAGAAGATTGGCCAATGATCAGAGATAATATATTCTATGACTTTTTACAAGACGGTCATTTTGCAGAATTAAAAAATGCTGAAATGTTGAAAGATAGAATAGCATTAGCTAATGACGTAAGAGACTATGTTGGTAAATATTTCTCTGTTGAATATGTTAGAAAACATATATTGAAACAGAGCGACGCTGACATAGAGAAGATAGATAAACAAATCAAATCAGAAATAGATAACGGAATCATATCAAGTCCTGGCAATCAGGTTGTTGATAGTGAGGAGTTATAATAAATTAATGGAGAAATAAGATGAGCAGTGAAGTAAAAAACTTTATAGACAAACTAGGTGCTGGCAAAAACGCAGAAGCCGGTGACGCATTTAAAGACGCTTTAAGAGTAAAAGTAGGTGACGCATTAGATCAAAGAAGAAAAGACATGGCGAGTGCTATGTTCAATGGTCAAGCAATGCCTCATAGTGATAGCAAGCCACAAGTTGCAACACCAGGTCAATTCAATCAAGACGGTACAATTACAAACGCCGATGGTACAGACGGTAAATCAGCTGCTGAATTATCAGCAGAAACTAAACCTGAAGTAGCAGAACCATCTGCTGATACAGCAAGTACTCTTGAAACACAACCTGAAGCACCAGCTGAGGCACCAGCAGAAGCACCAGCAGAAGCGCCAGCAACGGAACAATAATATGAAAAGAGTTAGTGACATTATGGAAAATAATAAGTTATTTGACAGTGTTGCTTTTAACAGTTTAACACCTGTTATGCAAACAGCCGTCAAAGAGATTTTTAGTACTATTGAAAAAGACGAAGATATTACAGCAGAAAATTTACCACTTAAATTTGAAGAAGCTTTAGAAAATGTCGCTACTCTTAATCAAATAGAAAAAGAAGCATTAGAACAATACTTTGATGATGAGATAAGTGAACATTTAGAAAAAATGGGAGATTAAATGGCAGACACGGTAACAACACAAACTATAGCAGACACTTCAGGTATTAAATTTGTAGTTAAAATGACAAATGTTTCTGATGGTACTGGCGAAACTAACGTAGTAAAAGTAGACGCTAGCGCATTAACTTTTATGACCGAAGATGGTAATAGAAAATTAAGTAAAATATGGTACTCTGTAAACACTCACGATAACAAAGCAGCTGTTGAGTTATCATGGGACGGTACTGTAAAATCAACTATTGCTTTATTATCAGGCAACGGTTATTGGGATTTAAGAACACCAGGCAACGAGATTCCTAATAATTCTACTAATCCAACAGGTGATGTACTACTATCTACAAAGAACTTTGCCAATGGCGATAATTACACAATTATAGCAGAGTTTAGGTAAAAACCTTTATAAATATACGGTAGAGAAAAACAGAGGGAATTTATGAAATTAATATCCGAAGAAGTACAAAACGCCGAGTATCTTGTAGAAGAAAAAAACGGTAAAAAGAATTACAAAATTAGAGGAGTCTTCTTACAATCTGAAATCAAAAATAGAAATGGACGAGTATATGAAAAAGAGATTTTAGAGAAAGAAGTAAGAAGATATAACGCAGAATTTATCAATAAAAAGAGAGCTTTCGGTGAGTTAGGACATCCAGATAGTCCTACTGTAAATTTAGAGAGAGTAAGTCATATGATTACTACTCTATATCCAGATGGCACTAATTTTATTGGTGAAGCTAAAATAATGAATACGCCTTACGGTAAGATTGTAAAAGGTCTTATTGACGAGGGTGCTCAATTGGGAGTATCTTCAAGAGGTATGGGTTCATTACAACAAAGGGGTGGTGTTAATTATGTAGGTAGAGATTTTTATTTAGCTACA